TGTAGCTCCGACTCCAGAAACTGTAATTGATATTAATGCTTCAACTGCGGGAACTGGATATAATGCATTTGCTATCAAAGTAAATGGCCGATACTTCGGAACTCCTATCGGTATTAATGATAGCGAAGGAGCAGAGATCAAAGTATTCGCAACAACAGGACTAGATAAAATTGACAACGCGAGGGATATTTATACATATCTTTCAAATAATGGAGATAATTTTGCCGATTTTTATAAGATCGAGCAAAGTGCCGTTGAGGCATTGGCCGGAAAATTTAGAATTTTTTCTAAAGACCCTAGACGTATTCCCCAGGTTGACGCATTTTATGCTTATAAGTTTAATAACTCTGAGTATACACAACAGATTGATCTTCTTGCTGAATCGGGAGTAGTTAGCCTATTTACGTCGGTGAAAGAAATCAATTTCCGCTGCGTATCTAGAGATCAAACAACAAAAGAAGCAATTCTTCCTATCTCGGGCGCACAACTAAGTTCTTTTGTTGCAACAGCTAATGAAGCAACTCCTGGTACTTATGATATTTCTACCGATCAGTCTGCTATCATCAAGGCCTTTATTGAAGATCAAGGAATTTACGCACCAGGCGCAATTCCTGATAATAAATATGTTGCTATTTCAAAGGATACAAGTTCCAATGCTTCGAAATGGGCGGATGCCGATGCAGTGTATTGGGAATATGACTCTGGTACCGGGACATTTTCTAAAGTAACAAACGGAACCGATCCAGTTGTACCCAGCGGTAATCCAGTAACCAGAGTTGGTTATCTTCCCGACTCTGTTCAAGTATTTTATGCAAACGTAGCCGGTGAGAATAGAGCCATTATTGTTAATGGAGCCAATCCTGGAGAACTTGCCACCAATCTTGCCTCAGAAATCTCTGCAATTCTTACAGAAAAAGATCTCGCAGATTATTATGATGTTGAAGCTTTAGTAACAGATTCTCAGACTGGTAAACTATCCGACACTAAGTACATTCCAAATAACGGCTTAGCAACAACTGACGATTTGGTATCTATTGTCGGTAATCCTTATACCCGCCCTGAACTTTCTGAATTAACAGACAGCGCAACTCAGGCGGATAAAGCCGGCGCAAATGGATTTGATTCCTTTGACTATATTTTAAGAGTAAAAATTACTTCTAAAAATGGAATTAGTTCTCCTGTTAATCCCGGCGTTAACAGATCTGGATTTGTCGATTCTAACGTTGTAAAACTAGCCTCGATTGATCAAAGTGCTACCTACGATAGTTACAAATTATCGGCAACTGCTAAAGCAAATGATTTTGTTTATGCAATTGAGCAGGGAGTTGAATCTACTACGTTAGCCCCGGGTTTCTTATTTGCTCCAGAAGCTTACACTGTTTTAAGCTACGAAGCAGGAACGGGTGATTTTGCGAGTGTAGCAGAGGCCAGACAAGAAAGACTAAAGATTACACAAACTTTAGTAAAAGCTGCTGAGGGTAATATTGGTACAACTGAGGGAATTACTGGAACACAACACATTGCTCTTATCGATTGCGGCGCAGATGAAGTGTCATTGGGTCAGGTTCAAGATGAACTTGATCTAGTCAAAGCAACCGTCGGGGTACCATTCGGCCACGCTGCCTACTATGCTCCTTACATCAAGAACCTTGATGATCGTTATGTTGCTCCTTCAGGGTATGTGGCTGGTATTGCTTGTTCTCGTTATATCAATGAAGGCTTCCAGCAGCCTCCCGCCGGTGCTCGTTATCCACTACGTGGTGCGACCGATCTCCGCTTTAACATCTCTGCTCAACAGCAAGAGGTTACCTACGCACTTGGACTTAACCCAATTCGCTCACTTCCTAACCGTGGAATTGTTGCTTGGGGCGCTAGAACACTTTCTTCTAATGCGTTGTTTAAGTATGTTAATACAAGAGCAATTCTTAATGTTCTTCTTGACGTTATGGCAAGAAGTTTCGATGACATTCTTTTTGAGCAGATTGACTCGGCCGGTACAGTTTATGCCCGCGTAAAGTCCATTGCTTCTCAGATTTGTAATCAGTTCTATCGCCAAGGCGCTCTATTTGGCGGCCGTCCCGAACAGGCTTACTTAGTAGTTTGCTCCGATGCAAATAACAACGCCACTGATCTAGAAGCAGGATCTGTAAGACTTGACGTATATGTCGCTACAAGCCCAACCCTTGAGCGTCTACTCGTTACTATTGTCCGCACCCCAGCTGGCCAGGTAACCCAACTGAGTGACTCCTTCTCTAGAAATGAGGAAAGATTCCAAAATCTACTCAATACTACGTCGAATTTCGTTTGATTAGTCAATGAAGGAACAGATTCTCAATAAGGAGGAGCCACTCTCCTCCCAAGATCCTAAAAAGATCATTTATGTCGAGATGTTTAGAGCTGGTCCACAGATCAGCTCTACTGGGCAAAAAATGGTCTTTACCGAGAGTGATTTGGAGCAGATAATCAGTACATACAAACCTGAAAGCCACGAAGCCCCGCTCATTATCGGTCATGATCAGGATGATGGCACTCCTGCATTGGGATGGGTCAAAGATGTATGGAGAAAAGGAAAAGAACTCTGGGGAAAGGTAGAACTTACCCCCAAGGCGGAAAAACTTATCCGCGATGGAGTCTTTAAAAAGGTAAGTAGCTCGTTTTATTTACCCGATGCCGATACCAACCCAACTCCAGGGAAATTAGCTCTTCGGCATCTCGGACTTGTATCAATACCGGCAGTTAAAGGATTATCTGCCTTCTCTGAACAAATTAGAGAGGAAAAAATCTTTACTTCTACCCCTTCCGAAGGGGAGTCTTCTATTTCGTTTAAAGAAAACTTAGAAACTGACACTGTTATGGCTAGAAAAAGAACAAAAAAAGAAACTCCCGTTTCGGTTTCAGAATATACTGAAGGGGGAATGACCGTTAATATCAATATCGGTAAGGAAGGTGGGTCTACTGCCCCTAACGTATATGACGATGACGGGAATCAGATCTCCGAGACCGGCGCACCTGCCGACTATGAGATGGATTATGCAGCTGATGAGGAAATGCCCGAAGAGGGCGCCGACGCCCCTGAGGCTGCTGCCGATGAAGAATCTTCTGATGACCTAGGTCTAGAGGACGAAGGTGGCGAAGAAGAAATGCCTTCTGAGGAAGGTGAAGGTGGTGAGGAAGAAATGCCTTCTGAAGAACCTTCTATGGAAACAGAGGATGTCTCTGATGATATGGAAGATGGGGATAAGAAAGTTGCTTCGCTTGCGGCTGAATATACCGAGGACGAGTTGTTTGACGCTCTGTCCCTTAAGAAAAAAGCAGCTTCCATGATGGAAGGTGGGAGTGATTCAATGAGTTCTTATGGCGAAATGCCTGAGGGGCTTAAGAAGCACATGGAAGAAAAAGGAGATGGTGAAGAGAAAAAGGAAGAGGACGAAGACGAAGAAAAGAAAACAGAAGATATGGGCGAAGAAACCGCTCCTTCTGCCGATGATAAAACCGAAGTCTCCGATAACGGAGAAGGGTGCTCTAAGGACTACGAAGAGGACAAAGAAGAGGACAAAGAAGAGGATGAAGAGAAAAAGAAGAGCGACATGTCTGAGGAAGAAACTCCTTCTGAGGCTACAGGAACTCTGGATCATAGCGAAGAAGCTATGGGAGTTCAGGGTAACGAGCTCGAGACCCGGGTAGCCGAATTGGAAGAAGAACTCGCCAGACATAAGAAAATGATCCGTGAGAAGGAGATCTCTGACTTCTGTGAAGGAGTTTACGGCTCTGGAAAACTAACTGAGCAGATTGTTTCTAAGACTGACCTTGTTCGGTTTATGGAAACGCTCAATAGCAAGAACACGGTGAATTTCAGTGAATCTGGAAAAGCTTCACAATTTGATTTCTTCAAGGGAGTACTGGAGAGCTTACCCTCAATGGTATCTTTTGAAGAACTTGCTACTCCTGCTTCGGAGCCTAAAAAGTCCGCTAAGCAAGTAGCTCCATCAGCTGATGGATATATCTACGACCCCTCTACGGCCGATCTCCACGCCCAGGCGCTGGAGTACTCTGAAGAAAAAGGTTGTGACTATCTCACAGCTGTTAAGGATCTAATTTCACACTCATAAGGAGTTTATTTAAATGGCAACAGACCCTCGTTTTATGTCTTTTGACCATCAGTATGTCGAAACTGTTGAAGTAACCGATTCTACCAACCTCTCGGCTGGTGTTGAGGCTCACAGATTCGTTAAGCGTGATGGTGCTTATCCCTCTGCTGGCGGCTATGCCGCTGGTACAACTGTATATGGTATTTATGGCCAAGGTGAACTCACCGCTAAAGGCTACCAGGTTGATGATGGATCGACAGCTGTTTATGAAGGACAGCTTAATCCTTCCACCACACCTTACAAGCCAGGTGTATTCCCTTACCAGAAGCTTCTTTCCGTCGTTACCTCCGGCATCGTTATTGTAGAAGTCGCTCCTACAGCTACTTTTGCTATTGATGATCGTGTAGAGGCCGATGGTTCAGGCCGTGCCGATGACAGCACCGGTGGTGTTGCTCTTGGCCGTGCTCTTGATGCGGTTGATTCAGCTGGTGCTGGCCAATACATCCGCGTTAAGCTCGGTAACGAAGCTGGCGCTTGATATAGATACTAAAGGAGATTAAAAATTATGATGAATCTTGACTCAGTACGCGTAATTGACCCTATTCTTACGCAACTTGCTCAAGGGTATAAAAACGCAGAAGGCGTAGCTACCTTCTTCGGTCCTGCAGTATCTATGAATACTCGCGCTGGACGTACTCTTGTATTCGGCAAAGAAGCTTTTGCAGCTCAGAACTTCCTCCGTGCTCCTGGAACTAACATTCAAAAGATCCAGAACGAGTTCGGAACGCGTTCCTTCTCGCTACGCCAAGAGGCCATTAGCTGGGAAATCGCTGAGGAAGTCGCTGCTGAGGCTAAGAATGGAGCCGCTCAAATTGACCTTCGTCAGTTTGCTGCTAAGGATGCCGCTAACCGTCTCATGCAGTCTTGGGAAACTCAGGTTGCTGATACTGTAACCGACACCACTCAGTACGAGACCGGCAACGTTCTTGATCTTTCTTCCTATAATTCTGGAGCCGATCAGTTCAACGCCCCAACTTCTGACGTAGAAGTTCTTATCGATGATGCTAAGGAGCAGGTACGTAGCCAGATTGGTTGCTATCCTAACAAGCTTGTTCTTTCTCCTGACGCTTTCAACGCCCTCAAGCGCAATAAGCGTATCCGTGACTTCATGCAGCGCGGAATCATTGTTGATGAGAAGAGCCTTGCTCAAATCTTCGGTCTTGATGAGATCCGCGTAGCACGTAGACTCAAGCTCAACCAATCCACTGGTGCCCTTGAGAACATCTACGACAACATCGCCATCCTCTTCTACCATCCTTCCGGTTCTACCGATGGCTTCATGCCTGCTCTTGATGCCAATTACGGTAACCCTGCTTTCGCTTATACTTATACCCTCAGCGGCTATCCTATCGCCACTCCTGAGCGTTTTAATATTGAGAGAAGAGTATTTACAGGTGACATCCTTGTTGAGCGTAGCTTCGAGCTCGTCGGTATGGGTGAGAACGGCAAGTGCGGTTCTGGCTTCGTAATGACTAACGTTGTTGCTTGATAGCTAATATAACCAAATAACTAAATTAGGGGCCTTCGGGCCTCTTTTTTAGTGCTTAGTTTAAAGCTATAGTAGGAATAGACCCGCATTATGCCTAGTTCCCCAAATCCTGATAAGTTTGGAACAGCAAATAACTGCAATCCGGCGACGGTTGATTATTTTGTTGAGGTATTTGGCTATCAAGAAGCCGTTGAGCTTTCAAACATAGACAATCCGACTTCCAACTCAATTAATATCGATAAGATTCAAATTGCGCTTAATGACGCTGCGCAGTTAATCAACAACTATATCGACACAGCACCGCCCCAAGGCAAAATCCTCATTGCTGGGTCATATCGTCGTACTCAGGCCATTTTAGCAAGATGGTATCTTGATACTCTCCGCCCCCGCCAACAAGTTATTGATGCTGCCGAAAAAGCTCTTCAGCAACTTGAACTTTGGGCAGCCAAAGCCTCTCCATCTTCAGGGCTTAAATGGCAAGAGGCTTATCGCTATTGGAGAAGCGGGTGCACAATGGCTCAGAGCTCTTACGTCCGTGGTCGGAGCTTCACAGAGAACTCTCTGGGTCGCTGGGTGCTCCGTGAGGGGGCTAATGATCGTGAATGGATGTTCCCTCGGAAAGAGGCCGAGGTGTCCACTCGTGGAGGCGGGAAGAAGCTCTCGCCGGCTTCTCAGGGGGTTGATGAGGCGATGGCCGAGTCCACTCTCCAGGTCAACGAGCTCTTTGATGCTCTTGAGACAACGCGGGGCTTATCAAGCTTTACAAACACGCAAGATGCAGATAATCCCGAGGATGGTGATGGCCTCTTGGCAACAAATGAGACCGAAAGCGAGGATGGTAACTTTGATAACTATAGCGGGCTCCAAGAAGGAGGTACTTACTAATGTCTGAAAATCAGAACTACGGCTACGATCCATTCAATCCTGCCTCAGATGGCGGACAGGGATTCTTGGTGATTAGAGATAGCGCAGGTGATTGCTACTATGGCAATACGAGCTATGGAGCAATCGGAGGGAGGACCGGAGTTTTCCCAGATGGCACGGAGTATAAGCAAAATGCAGCGGATCTTCGCCAGTACATCCTCGATCTTGAAGCCTCTCGTAAACTCCAAGATCTTAATGATGTAAACTTTACTCGTAATGTGAAGCCAGGTGATGCTTTACTCTACAACTACACTACGGGTTATTGGGAACTTACCGATTTTATTAGTGGTGGGGTTTGGTAAATGCTACTTGAGATAGAAAACCAACTCTATCGAAGAGTACACAACACTATCGGCCAATCGGCCGTAGTAATGCGCCTTGCAGAGGAATTAGAAGCCTCTGGTAAGGTTGCGGAGCAAACAATGGTTATTGTTAGCTTTGTTTCGGGTAACACAAACAACCCGAATGGTGGCGGGGCTTATCTTCCTACGGTTCGCAACCGTAAGTTAAATTATAATATTACTATAGTACAAAAACAAGTGCAAAGAGAGGGGCATAGTTTTGCCCTACCTCTTCTTGATTTATTGGCCGATGCGGTAACGGGCTGGGTGCCTGAAATCCCCGGCCTCGAGTTCCATACAGGATTTGAGTTGGGGTCGGAAAGATTTGTCCAAGTGACTGAAGCCTCTCAATTTATCTATGAGCAGACTTATACAATCGAGGTAATTATGGCCGATGGGAGGTTTTTCTCTCAGCCATGCGCAGCGTTCGATCCGATCAAAATCAATGACTTTCTCCCTCAACGTAGGGCCCTCCTTACTCCTGACGGTAAGTACACTGGCTTGGCAATTTGGAAAAGAGGTAGTCAAGAGTACATAGTCGAGGATCCTAGAATTGAGAAAGCAATCGGAGACACAACAGAAATCACCTGCGGATCTGCCGGAGATGGCAATGCAACTTATCGATTTATCCCTCGCGATGCTCTTACTTACGATGATAATGCTGAGAGAGTGGAGATTCCTTCTCGAATTACTTCGGGAACGTTAAAGAACGTATGGAAGTGCTATAGGGACAACGTCGGAACCTATCCAGAATGGTTTAAGTTAAATATAGATCTAAGACTTACTCGTAATAAGTCCGAGACTATTGGTAGCAATGATGAGGCTAACTCTTCCTTCCAAGATGTTCAGCTTGTAACTGACACTGAATATTTTAAAGAACAATGAAAATACTCTTTATCCAAGCTCTAGAGCTTCAGAATAATCTCCTTGGCGCATCACGTTTGGCGCATTGGAATTCTGAAGGTTTGGATTTTTATCAATTTCACCTGCTCTTTGAAAGAATTTATGATCTTGTAGAGGAGAAGGTAGATCTGCTTGCGGAACAAGCGCGAGGGATGAGAATCGAGATCCCCGCCTCGATATTTGGTTCCGTCCCTGAGCTGGAGTGGGAAACCTGCAAAGATCTTGCAAAGTTCATCTCTGATTTAAATCAAGAGTTTAAAGGTGGTTTGCTCCGTCTCCGCAAAGAAGCCGATGAGGCCGGGGAGTATGGCGTTGTTAATGTAATCGAAGATATATTGTCCGATTGTAACACCATTCACTACTTGCTAAGTTCTGTTCTTGATATACTATAAAGCTCCAAGCTTTACGCAAGGGGCTTATCTCACTACCAATAAATACAAACGTTGTGTACTCCGCGAGATCTGGGGCCTAGGTCGCTAAAGGATTTTGCTGAGAGATCTATAATCCTTCCGTGGGCGTAAGGGCCTCGATCGGTAATTACTGCTTGAGTGCTCCGGCCATTTGCTTTTACAGTAACTATAGTTCCAAAAGGAAGAGATTTGTGTGCTGCTTGATTTGACCAAGTATCAAACCTCCT